TGCCGACAGGCTTCGGACCTTCACGATCCTTTGCGGGATGATGAGCAAGCAGGCCATCGACCAGAAGCGCATTCAGGCCAAGGCGGTCAACGAGGAGAACGAGAAATACGCGCTCCGGATCTGGCTGACCCGCCTCGGGATGAACGGCCCGGAGTTCAAGAAGAGCCGCAAGGTCCTGATGGAGAACCTTACCGGTCACAGCGCCTTCCGCACTCCGGCAGAGGAAGCCAAGTGGAAAGCACGTCAGGCCGAGAAGCGCGAGGCGCTCAAGGCTGCCAAGACTGCCGAGGCCACGGAGGAGGTGGAGACGGCATGAAAACACCAAGACGAGAGATCATCGAAAGCCTGCGTGAAGGCTTCCCTGTCGGCTGCCGGGTGGAGCTCCTGAAGATGGACGATGCGCAGGCTCCTCCGATCGGGACGCTCGGGACCGTCATCGGGGTCGACGCGATCGGCACAATCCATGTGGATTGGGACAACGGCTGCGGCCTCGGGGTCGCCTACGGAGAAGACGACTGCAGGAGGATCGACTGATGGATGAGAAGGTGAAAGAGCAGATCCTGGCGATCCGGGATACCGGCCTTACAAACATGTTCGATCTGCCGGTGGTCCAGCACCTTGCCTACGAGCGGGACTTTTACGAGCTGGTCTGCTGGCTTGAGGACCACCAGAAGGAATACGTGCGATTCATCCTGACCGGCAAAGGCTGATCGGGATGCGCCAAGGGAGCCGCGAGGCTCTTTTGGTCGTAGTAATGTACACAATTCCGTCTGCACATATTTGTCGATAATATACCCGCGCATCCGGGAGAATTAACTTGCTATATCTCCGGCTTAGAGTGATTAATACACTACCGAAAGGGCCACGGCCCACGGAATTCACACCCACGGAGGTACATACCATGCTGAATGCCAACAACACCTACTTCGAGAACCTGAAGAAAATCGGCCACGATTGGGAGGCGGCCCGCGCCGAGCGGCAGGCCCGCAAGCAGCCGATCATCGACACCTACGGCTGGGAGAGCGAGGAACTCAAAGCCTGGTACGCGGAAGACGCTGCCGCAAAGTTCCCCTTCGAGTCCGGGGTCAGCAAAGCCTACCGCGCTTGGGCGCAGAGCCTTTCCCGCAAAGAGGATGAGCTGGAGATGGACGATTTCCTTTGGGATAAGGAGGTCGCGGACTTCATTGACGCGCTCCGCAGCGCCGGGATCACGAGCTTCGTTTACACCAACCAGAGCACTGCGGTGATGGAGAACCTGCACGCCTTTGCCGCGCAGGGCTGCTCGATGACCGGCCTTTGCACCATCACCCGGCAGGAGACCCGCTGGGGCGACGAGGAGCCGGTCGAGATCATGGGCATCCGCTTCAGCCTGAACTGAAAGGGGATGCCGGGATGAACTACGCAGACAAGATGGAGCGCGAGGCCAGATTGATGAGCAACCTCGCGGACTGGATGGAGACCCACGGCAGAGTCCTTTCCGACCGCCAGCGCAGCAACGCCTACACCGGAGTTCGCATCCGGGAAATTGAATGGCGGGGCCGCACCTACCGCATCGTCGATGTGGACGGGATGACCTGCCAGATCGAGCGGCTGTAATGGAAAACCGCAGCCGACCACGGAGCCGGAAGGCTCTGTTGGTCGTAGTAATGTACACAATTCCGGCCTCATTTCTTTGTTCATAATATGCCTGCAAATCCGGCAGATATAACTTGCTATATTCTCCGTTTAGAGTGATTAATACACTACCGAAAGGAAAACACATAAAAAACGGAGGGCACGACAATGACAGAACTTCAGAACTTCCTCGACGGATTCGGATTCGGGATCAGCGTAGAAAAGCTGGCGGACAAGGCTTACCGCCACATGGCAGCCAAGGGCCACAAGGTTTGTATGGTCAACGAGCGCTACCTGGAGGTCGACGGAACCACATACCTTTTCAGCAAGAGCAAAAAACACGGACGCTGGATTGCAAAGGCATTTTGAAAAAAGGAGGACAAGAACATGGCAAGCAGAGCAAGGTTAGAAGGGATTTGCGATTACAGGCTTTGGACCACCGAGGAGCTGATCGAGGCTTACGCTTGGGAGGCTAAGCGGATCAACCAGAAAGACCGGGAGACGGCCCAGCGCCTGATTCGGAAAGAGCTGAAGCGGCGCTTCGACGCGACCCTCCGGCTCCTGGACGACGAGCAGACCACCCAGAATCCGAAAGGAACCTACCGGTACCTGCTGAACGAGTAAGGCAGCTGCCCGGCAGGAGGCCCTAAGAAGGGCCTTTTGCTCGTAGTAATGTGCACAATTCTACCCGCCAATTCTTGTCACATATATGTGCCCGCATCCGGGATAAATAACTTGCTATATCTCCGGTTTAGAGTGATTAATACAGTACCCGAAGGGGAAAACACACACGGAGGTACAAAACCATGACGATCAACGAAGCGATGAGAACCTACAGACTGCCGAATCCCACCACGCCGGAAGACCTCGAATGCCGCTGGAGCAAGGTCCTGAACTTTGGAGACAAGGTCCTGCTGGCCGGGCACTACTACAACGGGAAGAACAAGCCCTGCTACTTCGGAGCCACCTACGAATTCCTGAGCGACGACCACACCTGCGAAGGCACGATCGGGCTGGCCGCAGCCAGCGAGGTCGAGTTCGAGGATGACGGCCACGCGATCGCTTGGGCGATGCAGCAGTAAGAAACACACCGATCAGAATATCGGCGGGAGCAGCCCTTAAAGGGCTGTATCTCGTACTACCGAAGATCCGCGAGGGTCTATTTTTTATGCCAGATGGAGGTGATCATATGGCCGTCAAGTATTTAATCGACAGGCACGAGCTGCCATATGACGCTATGGTGAATGATCCGTCTGTGCTCTGTCCTATAGAAATAGAGGAAGGAGGAGAAAGTGATATGGCGACCAGAGGAAGGAAGCCCACACCGACAGCGATCAAGGAGCTGGAGGGCAATCCGGGAAAACGGAAACTGAATGATAAAGAGCCGAGGCCAGAAAAGAAGGCACCCTCCTGTCCGAAGTGGCTGGAGCCGGAAGCCAAGAAGGAATGGCGCAGGCTCGCCAAGAAGATGGAGCTCATGGGCGTGCTCACCGAAGTGGATATGGCGGCCTTCGCCGGTTACTGTCAGGCGTATGCCCGATGGAAAGAGGCTGAGGAGTTCATCACCCAGCACGGGACGATCGTGAAAACGCCGTCCGGGTACTGGCAGCAGGTGCCGCAGGTATCCATTGCGCAGACCTACCTGAAGGTCATGAACCGCTTTGCGGAGCAGTTCGGCCTGACACCGGCGTCCCGCTCCCGTATCGTTGCGGACACTCTCGGCGGCGGCACAGAGGATGAGCTCGAAGCGCTGCTGGGAGGTGATGCGTGATGCCGAGGGAGCGACCGAAGAACTACCCGAAACTGAAAAACTATGAGCCGACCCGGTTTATGCTTCCAACCTCGCATTATGACGAGGCGAAGGCAGACCGGGCCGTCACATTTATTGAGAACCTGAAACACACCAAGGGCAAGTGGGATGGGAAACCGTTCTGGCTGCTGCCGTGGCAGGAACAGATCATCCGGGACATTTTCGGTGTTGTGGATGAGAACGGCCACCGGCAGTTCCGCACAGCCTATGTAGAGATCGGAAAGAAAAATGGAAAGAGCGAGCTGGCGGCAGCGGTGGCGCTCTACCTCCTCTATGCTGATGGGGAGCCTGCGGCAGAGGTCTACGGCGCTGCGGCAGACCGGCAGCAGGCGTCCATTGTTTTCGATGTGGCCAGACGCATGGTGGAAAAGGCACCGGCACTGTACAAGCGCTCAAAGGTCGCTGCCGCCACCAAACGGATCGTGAATTACACGAATGCCGGTTTCTATCAGGTGCTTTCCGCAGAGGTCGGGACCAAGCACGGCCTGAACGTATCCGGGCTGGTGCTGGACGAGGTCCATGCGCAGCCCAACCGGAAACTGTACGACGTTCTGACCAAGGGCTCCGGTGATGCCAGGGAGCAGCCGCTGTACTTCCTGATCACGACCGCAGGCACGGATAAGGAAAGCATCTGCTATGAGCTGCACACCAAGGCGCTGGACATCATGGCTGGCCGGAAGATCGACCATACATTTTATCCGGTTGTGTACGGGCTTGCCGATGATGAGGACTGGACCGACGAGAAAAACTGGTACAAGGCAAATCCATCCCTCGGCCAGACAATCCAGATCGACCGCGTCCGGGAGATGTTTCAGGAGGCCGTGGACAATCCTGCTGAAGAAAACGTCTTCAAGCAGCTCAGGCTCAACATGTGGGTGTCGTCTCTTACGCGCTTTATCCCGGAGCAGATCTACGATCTGGGGAACGTGCCGATCGACATGGACTCCCTCAAGGGCCGCGACTGCTATGGCGGACTGGACCTTTCCAGCACCGGGGACATCACAGCCTTCGTGCTCATGTTCCCTCCGCGCACGCCGGAGGAGAAATACGTGATGCTTCCGTTTTTCTGGATTCCGGAGGACACCATCCCGATCCGGGTCCGCAGGGCCTCGGTGCCCTATGACGTCTGGAAAAGCCAAGGCTACCTGAATGCGACCGAGGGCAACGTGATCCATTACGATTTTATCGAAAAGTTCATCGAGGACCTGGGCACGCAGTACCACATCCTTGAGATCGCATTCGACCGCTGGGGCGCTGTGCAGATGACCCAGGATCTGGAAGGCATGGGCTTTACGGTCGTTCCCTTCGGGCAGGGGTATAAGGATATGTCTCCGCCGACGAAGGAATTCTATAAGCT